CTGATCTGGTTCAGATCAGGTTTGATGGATTGGCGCTCCGACTCGGACATCGGAGACGAGCCACCACCATCCTTCTTCTTACCACCCTTGTCCCCACCCCCACCACCAGGCGCGAACTTGCCGCCAGCATCGCGTTGGTGTTTGCCCTCGTCAAAGCTGCCGGCCATCTACTTCCCCGGCTGCACGTCTATATCTTTGCCGTCGCTCTTGAACCGGGACTTGTTGTTGGGGTTGTTGGGATCATCCGGGTTGTTCGGATCAACAGGGATGGGCTTGTTCTGCGGATTGTCAGGGTTGAACGTGGACGTGGGGTCATCCACTGCCTCTGCCTCAATGAGTGCCTGTTCCTCATCGAAGCTGCGCTCACCCGACGCAATCTCACCACGCTGCAATGCTTCGTACAACGTCTGCTTGCTGATGGCACCGGACTGCCACACAGTCACGAGCTTGGTCGCCTCGTCGCCGGTCATCACTGTATCGACGAAGTCGAGGTTTGGCTTGACCACAATGTCCAACGGATCCTGCCCAACAAAGATCGCTGCGTTGCGGAGTGCTGCCTCGAGTGCGGCTGCGCTAGCAGTTGCTACTGTCATGAGTGATGCCGTCTGGGCAGCACCCCGCAAACGCAACGCCTCACCTGACTCCGCCTTGGCTTGCGTATCAAACAGCCTCACACCAGCAGCAACCGCCGACTGACGCTCGTCCATGATTGCGATCCGGTGCGCAGCAATCCCTGCGCCGTTCGGGCCAACATATTTGGCATCGCATTCCTTTGGCAACCCCAACGTCACCCCCGAACCCAACACCCTCGGCAACGTCTCGGTGTCGCCGATGATCACGAACGTCTCTTGCCCTGAGTTGTACAGTTGGTGGCGGTAGTCTGCATCCAACCGGTACATCGCCAACGCTGCCTGCGCCACACCGATCAACGGAGGCTGCTCTACGTCGAGCGTGAGGAACCTCGGTCCTGCAACCACAAACGGAATGTGGTCAAAAGCCTTTCCGCCACGTGCCGTGGGATCAACAACTTCGCCCGCGGCGGTTTGCTCATACGGCTGGACGGAGTATTTGCCATCCCGATAGCGCAGGACGCGATACTTCTCCTTCTTCTCCCAGTTGAACTCATCCTCACCACCCTGCTCCAACCGTGTCTCGTCGAGCACAAACAGGTTGCGGTCCTTGGACCAGTTGATGATGTACTCGGTGCCGTAACCCACGAAGAAGCATGGGTTGTCGTTACCAATGGGTGCTGGGTCAGACGGAGCATCGGTGAGGATGCCGTAACGTCCTTGCAACAAGATCTCTGTTGTGATCATGCGGTGGAAGTGCTCGAGCGGCATGCCGTCCTTCGTGCACTTCTCCAACATAAACTCGAGCGGCTTGCCCTCCTCCAACCCAGTGACTTGCGCTTCCACGCGGTGGATCACACCCACCATGCCACCCAGCGTAGGTTGGAGCACGTCGGGGAAACGTGCGCGCGTCATGTACGCGCCATACATCGCTGCGCCACTATCCTGCTGCTGCGTGAACCCGGACGGCATGGGCAAGTAGGTCGTCTGCTTTTCCTTGACGACGTGCTCGCCCTGCTCACAGTGGCGCATCATCTCCCACTGTTGGCTCCAATGGGACCAATCCGGGTGCTTGCTGTTGACAGCCATTAGGGTCGCCCCATCGCCTGCGCTTCAGCAGCCGTCTTCTTGAGCACGGTGCCCTTGATCTTGCAGCGCGCATCCGCTGAAGTGCGTAGGAACGCAATGTAGTCGGGCACAGGACGTAACTCCAACATGGAGGGGGCACTGATACAGGTGCGCTCCATCCACCACTCGCCTATGCGCTTGGTGTGCTCCCAAACACGCCAACCGAGCGACTCGGCTATCTGCACATTGAGTGGCCTGTTGTCCATCTTGCCTCTACGGAAATGAGTGGCCGGAGTTTCTGCCCTCCGTCCCGGCCGAGTTACGGAGGTCAAGGTGAGGTGCTGTTTCCTTACGGAAGGCACCACGGTTGGCAGCTAGTACGCACCCTTTGCCGCGCCAATCCTAATGGATTGCTTCGGGTGCAGGATCAACTGGCTGAACGCACCAGAGGTTGCGTCAGCCTGGTCCTTGTATTTGCTCTGCGGGAACTTCTCGAGCTCGGCGAGGTAGGCCTCGTTCCAATCACCCTCGAGCAAGTGAACGTTCCCAGCTTCTGCCTGAGCCGCGAACGGCTCAATGCGTGTTTCCTTGTCGCCAGTCTCGGGCACCGCATGTACGTTGAAACCAGCGAGCGCGAGGATATAATCCTCAACCTGTGCCTTGCCTGCCTGCCCCGGATCCTGAGGCAACCAGATATCATAGTTCTTATTGCCACCGTAGTGGCGGTAGTCCATGTCCGTCGTCTGCTTGATCAGGCTGCGCACCTCACCCGAGCTCAGCTGATCACGTTTCACGTCCACTACCCAGAACGTGCCTTCCGAACGGCTGCGTCCCATAAGGACACCAGCCGTATACGCACCAGCACCTTTCGTTGCGGCAAGGTCCCACCAACGAATGAAGTAGCAGTCTGCTGGGTAAGCCTTGACAATCTTGAACCAATGCCGCTTGATCTTGCCACCACCACGCGGAGTGGGTCGTTGCTGGAACTGGCCAGCCACCGCGTAGGCAGTCATCGCTTTCTTATCGCGCTCCACCACCGATGGAGGGAAACGCTCAGGGAAGAGCACCTCACCCTCCACCGTGCGTCGGTCCTGCTTGTAGACCTCCTGCGCGCGTGCCTTCTCAAACTCCTTGGCGAGCAGCACGGAGTCTGACTCTTGAGGCTTCCAATCGTCCGGCAACCAAACCTGTTGCGAGGCGATGTAACGCATCTTGGCAGGGTTGTGGCCCTCACGCTTGACCTTGGTGTAGCAGCAGCGGTGTGGCTCATACTCCATAGGAAGCATGAGGTGCTCATACCCGAGGTCGTTCTCGAGGATCTCAGCACTCATGTCCTGCTCGTGCAGGCGATGGTGGATCACCACGATCGCTGAGCGCTCCGGATCGTTCAACCGGGTCGGTAGCGTCTCACGCAGCCATAGGATTGCGGAGCCTCTTTTCGCGTCCGAGTCCGGATCCTTAACTTGGTGAGGATCGTCCACGATATCGCGATCGCCACGATCACCAGTACCGCCACCCACGTAATCAGAAATGCGGAAGCCAGTACGATCGTTCTCGTAACGAGTTTTGACATTCTGGTCATCCAGCAGCTTGAACCGATCACCCCACAGGTCCTGATACCACGGACTCTGGATTAGACGGCGAGCCTTCAATGCGTCGCGCGTGCTCAACGTGTGGTCGAACGAGTACGTGATAAACCGCATGCTGGGCATGCCAGCAGGGCCCCATTCGTATGTCGGCCAGAACACGCAGGTCTGGAGCGACTTCATCACCCCAGGAGGCTCGTTGATCAGCAGCCGAGTCAACTGCCCTTGCGTGATCGCCTCGAGATGCTCGGAGATAGCATCGATGTGCCACCCATGCACGTAGGGGCGAGCAGGCTCCACCTGCGACCAGGCCAACTTGGTGTACTGGCTCAACGTGAGCTTGCCCGCCTTGGCTACCGCCTCACGAGCACCCTCGATACTGCGTCTTGTGCGCTCCGCCCTGACCTGAGCGATCGACGGGAGATCATCCAGTCGTATGCGTCGGATCGGTGTCTGGGCCTGGGAGGGCTTTGAGATCGAGCGTTGGAGCATCTTCGCTGTCGTCTATGGTTACCATGGATTTGGATAGCAGCTGCTCAAACAGCGCAAGCTCCTCATCTGATAACTTGTAGATGTCAACGGAGTGCTTGATCGGACCGCCACCTTGACCGGAGACTTCGATCGACGAGAGCTTGCTGTGCAGGAAGGAGCATGCGTGCTTTGCCATGTCATCACGCCGCTGCTGCTGCTTCCTATATTCCTCTTTGCTCAGTGGTTCTCCGGTGCGCGTATCCAACCCATTCACGATGCGCATGCAGTAGTCGAGCGGCATCAGGTCGTAGCGATCACGGAAGTGCATCACCTCTTGTCTGGTCTTGCGGTCAGCAACACCAGGATCAACCACGTCCACCAGCTTGCGCTTCCGTCCGGCGCCAGGACGGGCACCCCCATGTCCTTTGCCTCTCACTGCCTTCCTCGGCATAATCAAAATCCGTGTTTGACATCAGGAACATAGCATGGGTTGAATGGGTCATCTTGGTTTCAATCAAGATGGGCTGCCGCACCGCCTGCTCTTGATTACTTTCAAGATGCAGACATCACGCAGGAGACTGGGTCCTCTGAAGAGGATCAGGCTACTGCGCGCACGGAGTCAGCAGGCAGGAGCACTGTCTGCTTGCCACCGAGTAGGTCTAGGAGCACCCTGACACGATGCTTGCTGTAGGGGGAAAGGAATAGCCCGATGGAGCCTGTAAGATGGCCGCGCGTCACCTGGACAGCGATGTTGCGCCTCAGCTTAGCAGGTGGCGGTGGCAATTCAACGAACCCGTCACGTTCACGTGAGCGGAGCAGATCAATCACCTCGGGGCGGACTGGCGCAGGCTCATCACCTCGCAGCAGCACCTCATAGACGCCCACGGTCGAGAGTAGGTGGCGCCAGTGACTGTCAATCTTGGTGAACAAGTAGGTGGGGAACAGTGCGGTAGGCACAGCGGCCCTGATGCGGCGATTGTCATTTGTCAGCCAACGTGTGCGCAAGTAGCGCGGGAAGTACACCTCGTGGCCCTGTTGGGTGACATGCTCGGCGGCCGTTTTCTCCTGACCAGACTTCGATCTGAGCAATATCCAATTGGACATTTTGTCAGGGGCCCTGTTGTATCAACACACCGGCTGTTGGTTCTCTACTCGGGGTTCGCGGGTTAATCAAGACCGAAATCAAGCTGACAATAATTTTGCGGTGGGTGCAGGCCAGATTTGGGCGGGTCCGTGGGGGTTCGGGCTACCCCCGGGGCGATTTACCGCTCTCATCAATCGGCGCATATTTGGGGCGCGGAGGCTTGAGCGCCTCGTCCACCTCGGCCCACGACTTTATGACAGCCCTATGCACCCGGTCAGCGAATGCGGCCTGTTTGACAGCTGACATACTCCACCATTCCTCCTCAGCCTTGTCAAGCTGCTTTTTTGTCAGGTCTAGCAGCTTCAGGCGATTGGCCTCGGCCAGGTACTGGAGCGCCGAAGGCACATCGTCAATACCATAGCGGAAGCGCACCGTGAACTCACAGTTCTGGAACGAGGTGGTGATCTTGTTCTTCTTGGTCTGCGCCAGAATGCGGATGCCCCACGCACGCTTCTGCCCATGGACGGTGCGCTTGAGCGTCTTGATGTGTGTCAACCACAGAGCCTGACTAGCATAGAAGTCGAGCGCACGACCACCCGAGCGCCGATGCTTCTCACCCACCACAAAGCCTATTCTGTCACGCACCTGACTGATGATCAACACAGACAGATTTGTCTCCTTGATCGGGCCCACGGTGCGCTCGAAGAGCTCAGACAACAGCTTGGGCTTATCGAGGCGATAGCCCTCACCCAAATCACGCTTGAGGCCAGCACGTGTGGACAACGCATCCAATGAGTCGATGATATAGAGCCCTGGACGGCCTGTGCCCTTGTACTTGTCAATTACTTTGCTGAGATCCTCAAATACATCCTCCACTGTGGACCACGCGCTATCCAGGCCGCGCGGGCCAAAACGCACCCGCTTCAGAGGTAAGCCAAGCGCCTGCGCATAGTCGGCGTCGAACGCAGCCTCTGACTCGCGGTACCATATCTTGCCCTTGGGGAACTTGCGGGCGAAGTTGTTACAGGCCTCGATGGCGAGCAGCGTCTTACCTGTGCTCTTATCGCCAACGATGTTTGCTATGCGTCCGAGTGGCCAACCGCCACCCAACACACAGTCGAGCAGAATGGAGCCTGACGGGATGAACGTCAAGCTGGCGCGACGGGGGAAGTAGTCGCTCCCCCCGTCGGTGCTCTGCTCAGCGCGGTTGCGCTTCACCATCGGCCTACTTCTTCTGCCGACGCTTCTTCATGCGCTCGAGCTTCCGCTTCGCCGACTTGGAGGGTTTGTCATCCTCGTCCTCCTCATCCTCTCCCTCATCCTCCTCGTCTTCATCATCGTCGTCGTCTTCGTCTTTCTTTTTGCCTTTGGGCTTCTTTTTGTCCTTTTTGCCCTTCTTCCGCTTTTTGCCTTTCGGCGCGTCGTCATCGTCGTCGTCCTCCTCGTCTTCCTCCTCCTCGTCTTCGTCGTCTTCGTCTTCCTCGTCGTCATCGTCAGAGGACTCTTCATCCTCCTCATCTTCGTCGTCGTCGTCCTCGGACTCCTCATCGTCGTCGTCATCCGAGTCGTCGTCATCATCGTCTTCATCCTTGGAGGGCTTCCGCTTCTTTTTCTTCTTGCGGTCCTCCTCCTCGTCCTCGTCGTCGTCTTCGTCGTCCTCGTCGCGGTCGCGCTTCTTCTTCTTCATCCGGAGGGAACGGTCGTCGTCGTCCTCCTCATCGTCCTCATCATCATCCTCGCCACGCCGACGCTCGAACTGGCCAGCGAGAACCTTCGCGAGGTGGTTGCCGCCATGGTACTGTAGGATCTGTTCCAAGGTACGCTCCGTGATGTAGTCTAGCCAGCGACGTTGGCGTTTCGGGTTAGACGATATTGGGGTCGCGTCGCGATCGACCTCAACTGCTTCATACTTGGTGTTACGTTTTGTGCCCACCCGATTGAACATTACGTCGTAACCCTCATCCGGGTGGTCAATGTACACGATGGCGTTGGTCTTCTTGTCCTTAGACCGAATGTTGAGCTCGCGGAAGACACCCCAAGGCACGTTCCAGACTTGGGGGCCAGCCGACTCCTGGTTCCGGTCGATCACCCAGGCGAGCGTCGCCTGCTTTGGCTTCAACGCCTTGGACTCCTCCTCATCCTCGGCCTCCGCCCGCGCATCACAGATCGGGCAGCGTTTCTTCTTCATCTTCTCCAGGCACAGGTAAGTAGAGTTGTCGGCGCCGATGTTCCGGTGCACCCACACCTGGATGTCCCAGAACTTATCTGGACCAGGGAGGATGCGCACTGTGTTCTCGCCCTCCTTGGCCCGGAAGAACTGCACGTCTGGGACGAGGAAGCTGTCATACGCACCCCCACCCATCTTGGACTTCCGCGTAACATCCTCCGCGGTACGCCGG